TAAATTTAGCATTTAAAGAAAATGAAAATTATGAAAATTTGATATTTCATAGTGACCAAGGATGGCAATATCAGCATTATTCATATCAAGAAAGATTGAAAGAGAAGAAGATAACTCAAAGTATGTCAAGAAAAGGAAATAGTTTAGATAATGGATTAATGGAATGTTTCTTTGGTCTATTAAAATCAGAAATGTTTTATGAACAAGAAGAAAAGTACAAGACATTAGAAGAATTGAAGGAAGCAATAGAAGATTATATATATTATTACAATAACAAAAGAATAAAGGAAAAATTAAAAGGATTAACTCCTGCTTCTTACAGAAGTCAATCCTTATTAGTAAGTTAAATTAATTTGTCCAACTTTTTGGGGTCAGTACAAAAATGTCCTTTTTTATTTTTGCAATATGTTATATAATGTTAATATATGAAAAGTTTAAATGAATGTTTAAATTTTTTTTCTCTCCCCCCAGAAGAGACAAGTTATTGACTTCTTGTAAAAAAGTCTTTTTTATTTTGTGAAAAAAGTTGTATAATATATGATATAAGTAAATAAATGGGGGTTGAGAAAATTATGGCAAATTCTGTTAGATTGTATACTATCGCTTTTGAAAAGGATGGAAAACCTATTAAAAATATATCTGTTTTAGATTTTTTTCAAAGATTAGATAATTATTTAGAAAACAACCATAAAATTAGAAATATTTTAAACAAAGTAATTACTTGTTCGAGATTTTATTTTGATAACAATAATTCTAAGCGTATAATTATACCTTTTGGAAAATTAAAGGAAGGTCTTTCATATACTGTTAATGATGAAAGTATTTTTGAAGAAATAAATACTGAGATTTTTAATATAAATTCATTAGAATACGATGAAGAAGAAAAAATACTAGCATTTACAACTTCAGGAGATGGACCTAATATAAATCATATTGAAGGATACTTAAATTCTTTTTTACCAAAAGAAAGAGATTTTGTTATTAAGATACACCCTATTTTTAAAAATAAGGATTTAAATACAATTAGAAGAGCTAGGTATATTAGAAGGGTGGAATTTATATTAGATATGAGTCAGCCTTCAACTACTTTATATAACCATAATTTAGGAGAAAATGAAGATAGTTTGTTAAAAAAATTAATAACCTTGTATAATGGTTTCAAAGAAGATTTATCTCCTAAAAGTTTTAGTTTTTCTATAGGAGTAGGAAGAGCTGGTAAAGAATCATCTTTAGAATTTGATAATATGATATATTTATTAGAACAAATAGATTTAAATGCTGAAATAGTAAGGGAAATAATAGTACACTATAAAAATGATACTCAAGAAACTGTAGAATGGTCAAAATTAAAAAATTCTAATATTATAGTTGAACACGATTTTAAGATTAATACAAAAAATATATCACCAGAATATCTAAGAGATAATTGGAAACAAGTTCTAAATGAAGAGAGAATATATTTTAGAAGAGAAATAGAAAGGTATTATATGGAACAAATACAAGTTGATATGGTTGAGTATGAATTTAGACAAACAGAATAATAGAATTAGGGAGGGGGAAATCAAAATGTTAAAAAAAATTTGTGGATTTTTTAAAAACTCTAAATTAGAAATAGGTATATATATTATATTTATAATAATTTTAATTTCCACGTACTTAGGAAAGTTTGATTTTTCACTAACAATTGAAAAAGAAAGAAGAGCTGATGTTATATCATTTTTTTCTATCATAATTGGAGTTTATATAGCAGTTATAACAATAATTGCAACATCTATTATAGGAATTACAAAAGAGATATTAAAAGAAAATTTAGACAGTCAATTAATAGATACAATTATTTTTGGAATGACTGAAGCAATGTTAGCAATATTGATTATTATTTTTATAGATTCTACAACAAACTTAACTAGAGTAATATTAATTGCTTTTATATGTAATAGTATCATATCTTTTTTTAAGTTTGTAATAATACTAACTCTAATATTTAAAGCTAATATGAATGCGATGGCTAAAGAAATTGATAGTAAAGATGATTATGAAAATAGAATTTTAACAACTTTAGATGAAATTAAAAATAAATTGAAAAATATAGATAAAAATACAACAAAATAATATATTAAATTATCTTATCATAAAAAATATTACAGAGAGGGGTAAAATTATGATGTATCAATCTGAAATTTTTGAAAGAGACTTTTTAAAGTATTTTAATAAGGAGTATTCAACAAATGAAATAGATTTTCAAAAAGCTATATTTTTTATAATTAATAAAATGTTTTCTAAAATTTCAGTTAAAGCGAGAAAAGTTATAAGGCTTAGTAAATTAGAAGAAAATTTAACTGCTGATGAATGTTTATCTATTTCAAAAATAGAAAAAGATATAGAAGAAGGTAAAGAAATAGAAAAGTATATGAGTAAAGGAATTGATAAAATTTCTAATATAGATACTTTTTTTAATCTTTATGGAATTTATCATTTTCATCTTGGAAAAGAAAGTAACAATAAATTTGTAGAAAGAAGCAAAAATTTGTTATTTGTATATTTTACTAATAATGAAGCTTATTTTATTTGTGTGAAAGAACATCCTTTAAAAGAAGAATGGGGAACAGTTGAACCTATAAGGAAGCTATATAAAGAATATCCTCAATTATTTTTAGGAAGAGTTATAAATTGTGAAGATATGCAGCCTAAAATAACTAAAGATGAAGAATATTTTTTATTATTTAAAGAAGGTTTAAATTATCCTGTTAAAGTAGAGGATAAAACCTATATTTTACCATTTGGGATTAGTGTTAATAGTTTAGGGCAAACCAAGAGTGGAGGTAATATAGGAACAAATATTAAAGTTGGAATGACTTGGGGGAGATTTTATAATCGTATATGTGTGTTTTTTGGAAAAATAAAGAATGATTGTTTTTATAAATATGATTTTGAAATATTAGATAATAGTTTAAAAATCATAGCTTTTCATAATGTTTTTAAAACAGAAATTTATTATTGGGACTTTTATAAAAATTGTTTATTAAACGAGAAAGGTAAAATTGTATCTCAATAATTAGAGAACTCAAAAGGTTCTCTTTTTTTATTCATAAAATTGGAGGTGAAGTAGCATTGAAATTAAATGCAAGGCAAAAGTCTTTTTGTGAGTTTTATATGGCATCTGGTAATGCTACTGACTCTGCTATTAAAGCTGGATATAAAGAAAAGTATGCAGGAGTAAATGCTGATAAATTACTAAAAAATACTAATATTCAAAAATATATTGAAGAACTACAAGAAAAAGCAAAAGGCAACAGGATTATGACAGCTATAGAAAGAAGGGAATTCTTAACATCAATGATAAAAGATGGAGCTGTTAAAGACACTGATAGATTAAAAGCATTAGATATATTAAATAAAATGGATGGAGAGTATACTCAAAAGGTTGAGGTAAATGGAAATATAAATTCTAATCCATTTTCTAATCTTACAACTGATGAATTAAAAGAAATAATAAAAGATTAAAGGAGGTGTTGTGGGGGTGTATGATAAAGAATTAATAAAATTAGAAGCTAAAAAAGAATTAGCTAGGAGAGATTTTTGGTATTATTGTAAATTACTAGGTAAAAAAGATTTTTACAATGATAAAAAAGAGTATTTAAAAGATTTATGTAATCAGTTACAAAGTTTTATTGATTCTAATAAAAAGATATTAGTTATTAATATGCCCCCTCGACTCTGATTTGGTAAATCTTACACAGCAACCTTATTTGTGCAATGGTTATTAGGAAGAAATAACAAATTAAAAATTATGACAGGATCATACAATGAAACTCTTTCTTCTACATTTGCTAAACAAGTAAGAGATATGATAGCAACAGAACAGACACAAGGAGTAACAGTTTATAGAGATATATTCCCAGATACTAAAATAAAGTATGGAGAAGCTTCAATGAACAAGTGGGCTTTGGAAGGAAGTCAAGTTGCAAACTATTTAGCAACATCTCCAACTGGAACTGCAACAGGATTTGGAGCAGATTTAATAGTTATAGATGACTTAATAAAAAACTCTGAGGAAGCATATAACTCTAATGTCCTTGAAAAGCATATTGATTGGTTTACTAATACTATGTTATCAAGAACAGAAAAAGGTTTTAAATTAATAATCATAATGACCAGGTGGGCAAGTAATGACCTAGCTGGTTTTATTTTATCTAATTATGATGATGTGGTTCATATAAATTATAAAGCTATCAATGATGATGGAACTCCACTTGATGAAGGTACATTATCACTTGAGGATTTTGAGTTTAAAACTAAGAATATGGCAAAAGAAATTGTATATGCCAACTACCAGCAAGAGCCAATAGACATCAAGGGTAGATTATACAGTGAATTTAAAACTTATGTAGATTTACCAAAAGAAAGGATTGTTAAAATATCTGCCTATTGTGATACAGCTGATACTGGAGATGATTTTCTATGTAATATTATTTATGCAGATTGCAAGGATAGTGCTTATATAATAGATATTATCTATACAAAAGAAGCTATGGAAATAACTGAGCCACTTGTTGCAGAAGCATATAAAAAGTTTAATGTAAATGTTGCAGATATAGAAAGCAACAATGGTGGTAGAGCATTCGCAAGAAATATTGAAAGAATTACAAGAGATAAAGGAAACTATAAGACAGTTGTTAAATGGTTCCATCAATCTGGAAATAAAATAGCAAGAATATTATCAAATAGTGCTTGGGTAAATAATAATATCTATATGCCTATAGATTGGAAAAATAAATGGAGTGAATTTGCAAAAGATATTATTTCTTATCAGAAGGAAGGAAAAAACAAACACGATGATGGACCTGATGCTTTAACTGGTGTTGCTGAAAAAGTAATAAATAGAAATGAAGTAAGGACAATAGATAGAAATATCTTAGGAATAAGATAAGAAAGGAGGATTAATGGATGTACAGGAATTAAAAGAAGCACTAGAGGCATTTATAAAAAATGAATTGCCAGAATTACAAAAAATGGAAGATTATTATAGTGGAAAACATAATATTTTAAATAAGAAAGATAGAAGTGATAAGAAAAAAGATACTAAGTTAATTAATAATTATCCTGAATATATTACAACCATTGCAACAGCATATTTTCTAGGAAAGCCTATTGCTTATGCTTTACAAGATGATAAATTAAAAAAAGATTTTGAAAAATTATCAGAATATTTGGCTACTGAAGAAGAACAACAAGAAAATTTTGAACATGCATCTAATTTAAGTGTGTTTGGAAAGTCTTATGAACTTTGGTATAAAAATACAGATAATACTATCGGAAATGCAGTTGTAGACCCAAGAGATTGTTTTATTTTAAGAGATAACACAGTAAAGAAAGAAATCAAAGCTGCTGTTAGATGGGATAAAGTCAAAAATAAAGAAGATAAATGGATTTATAAGTTAGAAGTTTATGATAATAAAAATATTACGACTTATGAATATATAACTGAAACTGATAAAAAAGAAATTCCAACTACAACAGGAGAAACTAAACTACATGGATTTAACCAAGTTCCAATTATTGAGTTCTTAAACAATAAAAGAGCTAATGGAGATTTTAAAAATGTAATTTCTTTGATAGATGGCTATAATGAAGCAACTTCAACTGCTATTGATGATATGAAAGATTTTACAGATGCATACTTAGTTTTGGTTAATATGGGTGGAACTACTGATGAAGAACTGGAAAGAATGAATAAAAATAAAGTTATGCTTATCAATGATCAAGGCGATGCTAAGTGGCTTGTTAAACAAGTTAATGATGGTTATGCTCAAAACAATAAAAATAGATTAAATCAAGATATCCATAAATTTTCTATGATACCAGACATGCAAGATAAAGAGTTTAGTGGAAATAGCTCAGGAGTTGCACTCGGATATAAGTTATTAGCTTTGGAACAATTAGCAGCACAAAAGGAAATGTATTTCAAAAAGGCAATTAACCAAAGATTACAACTTATGATAGATTTTCATAACTTAAAAATAAAATCTACTGATATCCAAAAAGTGTTTACTAGAAATGTTCCAAAGAATTTAGTTGAAGCAGCAGATACTGCTCAAAAATTACAAGGAATAGTATCACATGAAACTATTTTATCTATCTTGCCATTTATAGAAGATGCAAAAGGAGAGTTAGAAAAAATAAAAGCTGAAGAAGATATTAATGCAATAAAAGATATGAATACTCCATTAGGAGTTGGTGCTGATGGTTCAAAAGAATAGAGCATATTGGGAAGAAAGGCAAGTTAAAAGAGAATCTAAGGCATTTACTACTATTCAAGATATTGAAAAAGAGTATAAGATTGCACTTTCAAAAGCTAAACAGGATATAATTAAAGAAATTAGCAGAATAACTACAACTTATATGAATGATAATATTCTAAATTATAATGAAGCTTTGAAACATTTAAAAGGTGATGATTACAAAGTTTGGAAAAAAGATTTACATGATTATGTTAAAGAATATAACAAGCTTTTAAAGAATGCACCTTTACAAGCACAAAAATTATATTTAGAAATTGAAACATTATCTGCTAAAAGTCGTATAAGTAGATTGGATAGTCTTAAATCACAAATAGACATAGAATTAACAAAGTTAATATTCAGAGTTGAGAACGATAGTATTAATGCATTAACATCAGTTTACAGAGATACTTACACAGAAGTAACAAAAGATTTAGGGATTAATGCTATTGTAAGTAGAGATAAAATAAAAGCTGTTTTAGATAGACCTTGGAGCGGTGCTAATTTCTCTGAGAGATTATGGAGTAATACTGATAAATTAGCTCAAACAGTGAAGCAAGAAATAGTTAATGGTATGATACAAGGTATCAATTTACAAACTATGACTAAAAGAGTTTCTGAAAGATTTGAAACAGCTAAAAAGAATGATGTTGAAAGACTTTTAAGAACAGAAGTTAATTATACTTTAAATCAAGCTACCTTAGCAAGTTATATAGAAGCAGGAATAGAAAAATATGAGTTTATAGCAGTTTTGGACAGTAGAACCAGTCAAATCTGTTCTGAACTTCATGGAGAAATATTTGAAATTAAAAATGTTGCAGTAGGTCTTAATTATCCACCAATGCATCCAAGATGTAGAAGTACAACAAAACCTATTATTGACTATGAAAGTTTAATCAAACAAGGTAGAGAAGAAATTGAGGCTTATGAGAGAGAAAAAGAGATTGAAAAAATATCAAAACAAGAGTATAATTATACAAAATTAAATGGAGCAATTAATGGAGCTTTAAATGATAAAAATGATCCCTATGAGAAAAAAAGAGATAAACATGCTAAATTATATTATGAAAGTGTTAGAAAAAGGGATAAAGAAATAGAATTGAAAAGTATTCTAAAAAATATATCTAATTATGATTTAACTAGAAATTTAAAATTGGAAGATTTAGAAAAAATCTATAATCATATTTTTATAAATAAGTATGAATTAATAAATGGGGTTGATAGATTTGATCCTAGCTATGATATGGCTCAATCATGGCAAAGATTGAGAGAGGGAAAAAAAATACTTGAACATGATTTAATAATGCTTATGCATGAAAGAATGGAATATGATTTTATGAACTTATATGGTATGAAATACGATGAAGCCCATGCACTAACTTCTAAAAAATATGATTATTTTAAAGCATTAAAAAAATGGGAAAAGGAGAAAGAATAATGTCTTATGTTATAATAAATTTATTAGAAAAAAAAGAAGATGTTTATATTTACGAATTTTTACCCGAAAATAAAAATGAAGGTAGAGGAGTTATATCTATGAATATAAAAACTGGAGAGCCTAACATAATTGAAAAAGGCTCTAGTTGGCATAGGGGACAAGCTTTTTCTGCACTAAGAAAATTTTTTGAAGAAGGGGAGTTTAAAAAGACTGGTGGTAGAGCTTGGGGATAGTTTACTAATGTGAATAAAGTTGAGAGTAGAGATATAAATTTGTATTAATAAATCATAATAACAAATGCACTTAGCTAAAAACTAGGTGCTTTTTTTATTGCAAAAGAAAGGAGGTACCGTGAAGCATTTACTGACAATTATTCAAGCAGGATTAATATTAGGTAAAATATTTGGTTGGATAAATTATAGATGGGTTATTATTCTATTACCATTGATAATTTATTTTGGGATATTAATAATGTCTTTTATCATTATTGGAATAATATCACATATTGAACATCTTAAATTGAATAAATTACTTAAAGAACTTAAAGTAAAAAAATAAGTTTGTCGTACTGAGGGACATTAAACATCTGGGAAAATAGTCAAACAGGACTTTAAACAGGAGGATAAAATGAAAAGATTTAAACTTAATATTCAACAATTTGCAGAACCAGAAGAAACAAAAACTTATACACAAGAAGAAGTGGATAAGATGATTGACAAAAGATTTGCAAGAATGAAAGCAGACTTTGAAAAAGAAAAAAAAGAACTTGAAAGAAAGCATAATGAATCTATTGAAGATTATGAAGAAAGAATTAAAAATGCTAATCTTACTGCAGAAGAAAAGCACAAAAAAGAACTTGAAAAGATTCAAAAAGATTTAGATACTAAGAATGCTGAGCTTACAAAAATTAAAACAGATGAGATAAAAAGAGCTACATTAACAAAATATAAAATGCCAGATAAGTTTTTAGATAGAATATCAGGTACTAATGAAGAAGAAATAGAAGCATCTGTTAAAGGTTTTGCAGAAGTAATGGGTGAATATGTAAAAGGACTTGGTGCTAGTGGTATACCAAGAGCTATGAATGGTGGAAGTGAAGACAAGAAATATACAAAAGAGGAATTTTCAAAAATGACTTTGTCTGAAAGAACAGAATTATTCAATACAAATAAAAAATTATATGATGAATTGAAAGGAGAATAATATGGCAGGAGAAACAAAAGTAGAACATTTAATAATACCAGAAGTATTAGAAGATATGGTAAGACAAGAATTACCTCACAAATTGGTATTTGGACCACTTGTTGATATCAATAATAAATTAGAAGGAGTTCCAGGGAATGTATTAACTATTCCTAAATGGGGCTTACTTGGAATAGCTGAAGATGTTGAAGAGTTAGGAGCTGTTCCCTATGAAAATCTAACAACATCTAAAACAGAAGTAACAATCAAAAAGATAGCTAAGGGGGTACATTTTTCAGATGAAGCTTTATTATCTGGATATGGTGACCCATTAGGTGAAGGTGTGTCACAATTAACTGTATCTATTGCAAGAAAAATTGATAGTGATGTTTTAGATGAAATTAAAAAAGCAAAGTTAAAATATAATAGAAAGTCTGTTAAATTATCATATGATGTCTTAGCTGATGCTTTAACTAAATTTGGAGAAAAAATAGATAACCCTAGAGTTATATTCATAACACCTGACCAATATGCAGAACTTAGAAAAGATAAAAATTTCCTAGCTTTAAAAGATATTGCTGGTAAACCTTTAATGATGACAGGAGTTATTGGAGAACTTTGTGGCATTCAATTAGTTGTTACATCTAATCCAGCATTAGTTAAAGCTAATGAAGTGACAAACCCAATTATTGAAGCTGGTGCTATTGGCTTATTATTAAAAAGAAGTCCACAAGTTGAAAAAGCAAGAGATATTGACCATAAGGCAACTAAGGTTAATATAGACCAACATTATGGCTTATATATCAAAAATGACAGTAAAATATTGTTACTTACAACAAAGAAGCCTGAAATAACAGTATCAGAAGCATAATTTATAAAGCACCTAGAAATTAAATTCTAAGTGCTTTTTTTCATATCAGGAGGTTAGATATGGAAGAAATTTACAACAAAATAATTGAAAAAGTGAAAGAATTAACCGATGTTAGCAACGAAGCTATTTTGAAAATTCGAGTAACAATTTTTTAGAAAAGCTTTAAACTTTATGAATAGAGATGATTTTCCACTTGAGCTTATAGAAGCATTTGCAGAGCATTTAGCATTAAAGACCATTGAAGAAACGAACTTACAAGGTAATATTTTTAAAGTTACTGAAGGAGATACGACAATAGAATATAACACATCTAATAACACAACTGATGAAATATTTCTATCTTTAAAAAGCCAATTATTTAGGTTTAGAAAGGTTGGTACTGTATGAGTATATTAGATAAATTACATAATGATAGAGTTACAGTTATTCGTTCTGTTGTAGTTACAGATGAATACGGCGGAGCATATGAAGAACAAAGAGAAATATTAAAAGATATTCCTTGCAGACTTTCTCAGAAATGGTTGAGAAGTGTTACACCTGAGCCACTTAATAGCAGTTCACAAGAATATAAACTATTTGTAGGCTTAAATGTAGATATAAAGCAAAATGATTTGTTGAAAATTACAAGAAAAGCAGATGGAGCTATTTATATGTTCAAAGCTTCTAAACCTTTGGCTTATAACATCATAAAACATAAAGAAATAGTCCTAACTGAAGTTTCTGAAAATGAGGTAGATTATGGAGCTTAAAGGATTTAAAGAATTTGATAAGATTCTTATAGAAATAAAAGAAAAAGCTCCACAAGCTACTGGAAGATTTTTAATGTTACAAGCTGAAGAGTTAAAAAAAGATGTTAAAGAATTAACACCTATTGACACTAGTACATTAAAAAATGCTTGGCAAAGAGAAAACGGAAAAAGATTAACTGGAAATACATTTTCTCAAATAGTATTTAACATGACTAATTATGCTAATCATGTTGAGTACGGTCATAGAGTTGGAAAGAGTAAAACTAAATTTGTCAGAGGTAGGTTTATGCTTAGAACAGCAGTAGCTATGAGGCAAATTAAATTCTATAAAGATTTAAAAAATTTTTATGGAGGATTGATAAAAAAATGAAATGGGTGGATATAAGGAATGCATTAAATAAGATTATTTCTGAAAAGTTAAAAATAAACCCATACAGTGAGGATATAGACAATGTCAAAAAGCCTTGTTTTTATATAGATTTAATTAGCTATAAAAAAGAATTTAACTCTGAATATAGAGAGCTAAAAACTATAGATATTGATATTATCTATTATCCAAAAACTAATGGAAAGCTAACTAACGCTGAAATATTAGAGAATTTAGAAAACTTAGATGATGCTTTGGAAATAGAAGGTAAAAAGGTTTTACATGTACTAGATAGATTCCTAACTTTAAGAAATACAGATATAAAAATTGTAGATAGAGTTGGGCATTATGTATTTACATTAAGTTTATACGATTTATATGGAAAACCTTATGATTATGAACTTATGAAAGATTTAGAATTGAGATTTAAAGAAGGAGGTAGCAATTAATGGGAAATGAAGTAGGACAAATAAAAGCTAGTCCAAACATTAATATAGAGTTTAAAACTCTTGCAACAACTGCTATTCAAAGAAGTGAGAGAGGTATAGTTTGCTTAATATTAAAAGATACTAAGAAAACTATAAAATGGAA